AGTTATTCGTGCGTTTAGAAAGCAAGATGGGCAGGTAACAGACATTGGTATTATTACTGGTAAGTTGGACAAGGTTACCTTGTTATCTGATAGACAGCAGCTAAATAATATCATAGCTAATCTAATTGCTCCTGATGACGTATCAACAGCTATAACACCTGACATTAATACAATGTCTACTTCTGGTGCTGCTATTGAAGGTCAGTTACAACAAGACTTAACTATTCCTCAGTACCTACTAGGTGGTAAAGGTGTAGAAGGTGTACCTGTACTATCTGATTTGGGCGGTGTACTAGATAGTCTTGGACAATGGTTTGTAGAGAACCCACCAATCTTTAACATTGATAAAGAAACAGGTGATATTACATTCTCTACTGATGCTGATGAAGCATACTTATCGCTTCCACAACAGGCTACTAATGCTATATTAGATGCAGCTAAAGATTTATTTGGAAGTGGTACTGGTGAAGTAGCTAGACCTATAGAAGGTATGCCTATATCTGATGTTTTAGATACCCTTAATCCTATTAGTAGTGCTGCCGCATCTACACTAATAGCTGAAGAGGGCTTTGAAGCTACACCATACGATGACATGGGTAAACAATCTGTGGGTTATGGTTTTCAAATAGAAAGCCTTGAGGCAGATGAAAAAGCCCTAATCAAGGATATCAATAACGTCACTGAAGAAGAGGCTAAATCTGTACTAGACTTAAAGGTATCTAAGCTAGAGAACTGGTGGGATGAAACTGTAGAAGGTTTCAAAAACCTGCCGCAATCCTCTCAGGTATCAGCTATCAGTATGGCATATCAACTAGGTAAAGAGAACGTGGCACGTGAGTGGCCTAAGTTTATGGAAGCTATTAAAGAAGCTGGACAGTACGCAGAAGGTTCGGCTGAACAAGCTGCCGCACTTGCTAAAGCTAAGTTCAATATGCTATACAATGTAGCAGAGGACGGTGCTGTAACAGCTACTAAGTGGGCTACACAGACGGCTGACAGGGCTATGAGAATGGCTGAAGGTATGGCAGCAGATGTTGCTGAAACAGCACAAGGTATGTTTAATTCTATAATTCCTGAAGCACAAGCCGCTACGCTAACACCTATGAAAGTAGGTGATAAGCCAGACGCAGAGGGTGTTGTAGCAGTGGCTACATCTCCTGACCCTGTAACTGCTGCTATGAAATACATGGGTATTTCTGAAAGTAGTAAGAACGGTTCTCAAGCTGTCAAGGGTTTCTTTGACAATGCTGTAGGTGGTGAGTTTGCACCTGATAAATCTGCTTATGAGTTAGCCACTACTAATGCGTGGTGTGCTGCTTTCTTAGCCCAAGTACTTGCTGATTCTGGTATTGACGTACAAAAGGCTATAGGTGGTAAAGACAGGTTTGACCAGACTAGGGCTAAATCCTATCTAAACATAGGTGAAGCTGTAGATATCTCAGATGTTAAAGCTGGTGATGTCATGGTAGCTGTACATAGCAAAGAAGATAAAGCTAAGTACTTTAAGCAAAAGGGTAAGAAGCTAACATCCTTTGGTCACGTAGGTATTGTCGTAGAAGCTAAAGATGGTGAACTTTATTACATTGGTGGTAATACTGGTGATAAAGTTAAGGTATCGTCTTATGGTATCGGTAGTAAAGACTTACGCATACGTAGATTAAAAGATGTAAAGCAGATACCACGTGAGGAGTTACCTAGTCTATTAGAGATGGAATATGGTAAACTTGGTAAATATGCAGACAAACTTGGTAAGTTCTTTACTGGACTATATGACAACGTACTTGGAGACTAATAATGGCAACGCTAGAAAACAACTTGCTTGAGGGCTTGAACATTGCTCCTGCTGACGTAGAGGCTTTACCTCTCGTCACAAACATGGATGAGTCTGTGTTTTTAAAGCAGCAGCTATTGGCTGATAGCCAAAAGTCAAAGTTCTTTACTAGCTTGGGCAGTGCAATACAAGAAGAGTGGGTACTGCCCACAGTCATTAATAATATAGATAGGATTACTGCACCTTCAGGTGAGCCTATTGATAAGTTTACACCAGAATTGGTGAGAGACTTAACAGAGGGACTAGAAGATAGTCGGGCTGTACGCGAGGTGCTAGAGGATGCTCAAGTAAATGGGTACTCTAGTGCCAAACTAGCACAACAATCTTTTCTTCGTACACAGAATAACCTAAAGCAAATAAATCAGGATGGATGGTCAGGTGTAGCAGCTACAGCATTAGCAGTAATGTTTGACCCTGTTGAATGGGCTGCTATATTTGGAACAAGTGCTACTGTAGGTGCTTTAGGTACACCTGCTGCTGGCGTTGGTGCTTTCCTTGTAGGTGCAGGTAAGCAGGGACGTAACGCCTATCGCACCGCAAAGGTTGCTGCATTAGGTGGTGCTGAACTGGCAGCTTTTGAATCTATCAGGGCTAAGTATCGCTATGATATTGAAGCACATGACGTTATGATTGCGGCAGGTATAGGTGCAGGTCTTAGTGGTGGTTTGGATGCCGCTACTACTGCATTTATAAGAGCAGGGCATCGTTCTCGTATTGCTGCTAAAGTAGCAAGGGGAGAAGAACTGACACCTAACGAGCGACTATTCCATGACCAGTATAACGTAGATGCCCTAGCAACTAAGCTAATAGATAGGGAACTACAAGGTACTGAACTGATTGATGCTGTGGATGGTATTCCTACTATAGCCACACGCAAAGCAGCTACCGAAGCCACAAAAGAAGAAGTAGAAGCTATACCTAAGATAGCTGGTTTTAATATGTTCGGTCTTCGTAACATTATTTCTTCAGGCGCACGTGCAGCTAACTCTGAGTTAGGCCGTATACGTTACGCAGCTAGGTTACTGTCTCAAAATAGTGCAGGGTACAAGGGTGGTAAACTAGAAACTAATAACCAATCTGCGTCTGAAGTAGCTGAAAGACTACAGCTAAAATACAGAAGCAGAATGTCAGAAATACTACCTAATGCCCAAGCATTATGGAAAAAGAGAACAAATCTATCTGTAGCAGAGTTTAATGCTGCTCTATCTCGTTATGTACGTGGTATTGATACTGACGTAGCCCCTGAAGTACAAAAGGCAGGTGAAGCAGTAAAGAAACTACAGCGAGAAATAGCTGAAGAAGCTGTAGCAGAAGATGTAGTAGGTTTTAGCGTAGATATGTTAAACGCTAACAAGAACTACATGACACGTTTGTTTAACGATGACCAGATTGCAGCTATTCGTGTAAGATTAGGTGATGACGCTGATGACCAGATAGCCATGCTTGTAGAAAAAGCAATACGAGAAGGTCAGCCTAACATTGAAGAGAATGTCAAGAACTGGCTTATCAAACGTAGTAATGGTAGACGTAAGGGTACACCTAAACAGGTAGCTGATTACATCAAGCGTATCTCTATGGCGTACACTAAGTCTATCACTGACCCCAAGCTTGGTAAGATGGGTCATGCTGGTGCTAACGAGATGAACCTTCAAGACCTTGCTGATATCCTTCGTGCTGGTGGTTTTGGTGAAGATGAGATTGATGACTTAACAGAGGTATTAACTCGTACAAACATTCCTAAAGCACATAAGAGAGCAAGAAACCGCATGGTTCTTAACGAAGGTGCTAGGATGCCTTTACGTAATGCTGACGGTAGTATTGAGGAATACAGCTTCAATGACCTACTAGAGCAAGACGCAGAGCAGTTGTTTAACAGTTATGTATTTCAACTGTCAGGTGCTATCGGGCTTGCTCGTAATGGTATTAATACCAACGCTGCTAACTCTAGCTGGGAATCTCTAGTAAAGCAAATTAACGATGACATCAGGGCAGCACCTGCATTAGATAAAGAGAAATTAAAAGGCGAACTAGATGCTTTAGAGTTTATCTATGATGGGATTACTGGTAGACTACCTCAACGAGAAGACATTAGCAACCGAACACGTGACCTTAATGTAGGCTTCAGAGCGTACAGCTTTGCTGTCAATATGGGTATGTCTGGTATGTCTGCTCTGATGGAGTTGACCAACGTACTGTTTGAGTATTCGTTCAAGACTATTCTTAAGTCTGCTCCTGAGTACAACAACTTACTTACTAAGATGAGTAAAGGTCTGTTAGATGAGAATGACCCTCTGATGGTAGAACTCATTGACGCTTTTGGTCTAGGTGAAGAAGTTGCTTTAGGTAAGTGGAACAATGTAACACGTTATGATATGGATGACGTAGGTGTAACCATATCACCTGAACGTGCTTGGGCTGATAAGAAAGGCTTTGGTGCTAGAGCAATGCAAGCTGGTCAAAGTTTGCAGAAGACTGTAGCATACTGGTCAGGTTTGACTAGCGTAACACAAGTACTTCGTAGAATGAGTATGCACCACTACGTTAATGAATGGGCATTAAAGTCTGCTGACGGTAAGTTACCTTTCTCTGTTACTAAGCGTCAACAGCTAGGACTTAGCGAAGATATGGCACGTAATATACAGACTATAATGCGTAGTAACATTGTAGAGAAAAGACCAAACGGCACTATCAAGCGGCTTAATCTAAAGCAATGGCCTAAACAAGTGCGAGATGCTTTTGAGGCTTCTGGTTTTAAAGATGCTAGACAGAACGTACAGGAAGCTAACATAGGCTCTACCAATGCGTTTATGCGTAGTGAGTTTGGGCGTACATTCTTTCAGTTTCTTAGCTTTACGATGGCTTCTATGGAGCAACAAGGTCAGAGACTAGGTGTACGTCTAGCACGTGGCGATATGACTGCTGCTAAGATTTTAACATCTGCTGCTATGATGGGTGGTCTTATGTATGCTGCTCGTGTACAGTTGAACGCACAGGGACGTAGTGATGCAGATGAATATGTACGTGATAACCTTTCTCCTTCAAGGTGGGCTTCTGGTGCTTTATCTCAGATAGGAGCAGCATCTTTGTTTAGCTACTTGTTACAAGTTACAACAGGGGCTATGAATGGTAACACTTATGCTATTACCCCACCTGCTTTCTCTATTGCTCAATCTATGATGCAATCAGGTAAAAATGTATGGGAAGGTGATTTAACTGAAACTGAATATAGAACCTTACTAAGAATACTACCCTTACAATCATTGTATGGTGCTAGACAAATTCTGAACGGTGTTGCAAACGAATTTGCTAACTAACCTAAAGTTACATCATGGACTAAACAAAAGGATAAGCAATGGCTTTTTCATATCAAAACTATACAGGGGATAATACGACAGACACTTTCGCTATCCCTTTTACTTTCACTGATAACTCTGAAATCAGTGTAACAGTAGACGGTGTGGCTGAAACTGGCCTTACTTTTCCTTCTGCTGCTAGTGTACAATTAACCTCTGCCCCTGCTACAGGTACGCTTGTGCAGGTGCGGAGAACTACAGACCTTACAGCACGTTCAGTAGACTTTGCATCTGGCTCAGTACTAACTGAAGAAGACTTGGATGATAGTAACATTCAGGTCTTCCACGCTGCACAGGAAGCTGTGGACAAGTCTAACGATGGTATTACCCTTGACAGTGATGACAAGTGGGATGCACAGAGTAAGATTATTAAGAATGTTGCAGACCCTGTAGACAACACAGACGCTGTAAACAAGCAGTTTATCTCTACGAACCTACCTAACATCAACACTGTTGCTGGTATCTCTAGTGATGTCACAACTGTTGCAGGTATTTCTAGCGATGTTACAGCAGTTGCAGCCGATGCTACAGACATTGGTACTGTAGCTACAAATATTGCTAATGTAAACATAAACGCTACTAACATAGCTTCAATAAATACTAACGCTGCAAATATCACAGACATTCAGAACGCATCAGCTAATGCCGCAACAGCTACAACTAAAGCTGGTGAAGCTAGTGGATTTGCTGACGAAGCTGAAGAGTGGGCAACAAAGACAAATGGTATTGTAGATGCTACTGGCTACTCATCTAAAGCATGGGCTACAGGTGGCACAGGTGTTACTAATCAATCAGGCGGTGGTGCTTCTGAGGAATGGGCTACTAAGACTACAGCTACTGTAGATGGTACTGAATATTCAGCCAAAGAGTACGCCATTGGCGCACAGGTGGCTAATACAAGCGGTTCATCTAAACAGTGGGCTATTGGTGGTGGGGCAAGCTTTGACATTAACACTGCTGTAGAAGGTACTAACTACTCAGCTAAGTATTATGCAGAACTTGCGGCCTCACATTTAGACAGCTTTGATGATGTATATCTGGGCGGTAAGAGTAGTGCGCCAACAGTGGATAATGATGGAGACCCTCTGACTGCTGGTGACTTATACTTTGATACCACCACAAGTAAACTAAGATACTACGATGGTTCAGCATGGAACAATGTGGAAGCAGTGGATACTAGCACATTTGCTACTGCTGGCTTCAGTATAGCCATGAGCGTGGCTCTATAAATTAAGGAATAATTATGGCACAGAATTTTAGACGATATACCCTACAGGGCGTAGGCACTTCAGCCGCAGATATTCCTGATGGGGCTAACTTTGATAGCTACGATACGATTGTAGGTATCCACATGACAAACATTACAAACAACGCCATCAATGTAGATTGCTACATCAACGATGGTACTAACGATATCTACCTAGTCAAAGGTGCGCCTATCGCTGCTGGCGGTGCGCTACAGGTACTTGATGGTGGCGCAAAGATTGTAGTCCAGTCTGGTGACAGACTATGGATTAAATCAGATACAGCTAGTTCAGTAGACTGCTGGGTATCTGCTGTTGATGACATTAGCACATAAGGAGTAAGCAATGGGATATGTAGGAAATCAAACTACAAACGCATACTCCTCAATGGACAAGCAGACCATCACTGGTGATGGCGGTGCGTCTTACACTCTGACCCATGCTGTAGCCAATGCTCAAGAGATTGAAGTGTTTGTAAACAATGTGCGTCAGGAAGCTGGCGTTGCGTACACAGTGGCTGGTACTGCACTGAGCATGACAGGCAACGTGGCAAGCACAGATGACTTCTACGTTATCTATCAGGGCAAAGCATTGCAGACTGTAGTACCGCCTGATGGTTCTGTAAGTACAGGCAAGCTGGCTAGTGGTGCTGTGACATCTGCAAAGCTAGATACAAACATAGCTATAAGTGGGACATTAGATGTTACTGGGCAAATTACTGAGTCTGGTAAAGAATACTTTCACGTTGATTTGACAACGGCTCAATCTGGTTTATCAGATAATGTCAAAGCAACTGTAGATTTTGGGGGTAGTGGTACTGTTAAGTATGATACTAAATCAAACTTTGATTCCGCAAATGATGCGTATCTTCTTGATAGCAGTGATGGTGTTTATTTAATTTCTTACAGCATTGGACTTCGTTGTGAAGATTTAGGTGCAGAATCTATAGTTGATGCGGCAGCATATATAAGAATATCTGAAGATGGCACAAACTTTTCAGTCACACATGGTTCTGGCGCACACGTTCAAGATAGTGTATCTGACGAAATTGGCTCTTTAACTTTAAGTGGCACTTTTATCTACAAAGCAACCACCGCTACAACAAAAATTCAATTACAAGGGTATGTTAATACCTCAGGAACTAACATTGTTGATTGGATAATTACTGAACACGCTGGAAGTTTAACAGGCACTGCTCCTTCTGGCAGTACTAATGCACGTTGTACATTTTTATCTATAGTGAGGATAGCATAATGGCATTATCAAAAATACAAGCCGAAAGCATGAACCTCGCTGATACCTATGCGTTCACTGGTACTGTGAGTGGTGCTGGGGGTATAACTATGGTTGATGTATGGCGTATGACAGGCACATACAATACAGACGAAACTCCCATCAATAATTGGGAACAACAAGACGATGCTTCTTTTTCCAATCTAGGCACAGCTATGTCTCATTCCAGTGGAATATTTACATTTCCAGAAACAGGGCTTTATCAAATATTTGCTTACTTTCAAGGAACTGCTGGTTCTGGTGACAACGCTGTAGTCATGGGAACGCAGATTAGCCAAGATAGCGGTTCTACTTATGACTTTTTAGCAAAAGCAATTGGCGGTAGTGCTGGTCAAAGTTACACAGCAAGTTCTAATACTGTAGTAAATGTAACAGACGCTTCTACTTTTAGGTGTCGTTTTTATGTAGAAAGCCTTGTTGGTAGCAGTATTTATGGCGATACAGATTACAACAGAAGTGCCGCAACATTTATTCGTTTAGCAGATGCTCAATAGGAGAAGTAAATGCCATACATAGGTATAGCCCCCTCTAGTGGGCAATTCAAAAAGCTAGACGGCATCACTGTGGTAAACGGTCAGGCCGCATACACAATGCAGTACAGCAGTGCAAACTTCAAACCAGCTACTGCTGAACAGCTTATTGTATCTGTCAATGGTGTTATTCAAGCCCCTAACGATGCTTACACAGTGTCAGGCTCAACGATTACCTTCAGCGAGAACCTAGTAACAGGCGATGTGATTGACTTTATCGTGGCTCTAGGTGAGGTGGGTAACACTGTAACGCCTGTAGATGGCTCAGTGGATATCAACAAGATGTCATCCAGCATTATGAAGAACAACGCAATCAGAGTGAACGACACTACTCTTACCAGCAACGTGACTATAGCGGCTGATGAGAACGCTATGGTGGCTGGTGCATTTACTATAGGGAGTGGCGTTACCTTGACTATTAACGGCACGTTTACGGTGGTTTAGATGAGTAAATTATATGTGGATGAAATACATCCAAAGACTACTGGTAATACTATAACACTTCCAGCAGGGATGATTGTAGGTGCAGAAGTAAAACAAATAACTGCCCAAACTACTAGGTCTAGTGCTACGGCTTGGGCTGATGATTTAGATTTTGGTTTTTATACACCAAAGCTAACAAACAGTACAATACTTATACAAGGTGTAGCTAACTTAGATAGTGAAAATAACAATTATTGTTATTACAAATGGGTAATAAACGGCTCTGATTTTCTTTCTACAGGAACAGCCCCTTATGCTACTCATGCTTTTTATAGTGCTACTTCTTTGAATAATGTAGGGTATATGCCTTCTACAATGATTACAAGTGTGGAAAATACTGATGGAAGTAATGTAACTGTAGTTTGTCAAGGTTCAGTAGGTGGTGGAACATTAATTGTAAATAGGTCAGCTTCTACAGGCTATTCTGGCTCACCTTCATCAGTAATGTTCTTAGAAATAGCTAAATAGGAGATAATCAATGGCAAGTATATTAGGCGTTGAAACGCTCCAACACACCAACGGCACAGATGCTATTACGATTGATAGTAGTGGTAACGTAGCCTTACCTCAAGTAGGCACAGGCGCATTTTATAGGACTGGCACGTTTACGCCTGAGTATTCCTCAACTGCGGCAACCGACCCTACCGCAGGAATTTTAAGTGGGACTTATGCGTTTCAAATAGGTGAGTATGTTAGAATAGGTGATACAGTTCATGTTGATATTATGTTAAGTAGCCCCAGCACTTTAACTTATACAAACGGTGGCGCAACAGGACAAAATGTAACTATAGTTGGGTTGCCGTTTAAAGTAAGAAATCTTACAAATTATAATGCAAGTGCCGTTGTTGGTTATTTTAATGGTTGGGCTTCTTTTGCTACAGGATATACCCCTATGGGGTATGCCTCTTATAATACAAAAACAATAAATCTTGTTTATGCGGATGGTACTAGTGTTGCCGCCCTTGTAACAAATGGTCTTTTTGGTTCAGGTAGTTCAACGATTATGTTGCAGATGACCTATCAAACAGATGAAGCATAGGAGAACAGGATGACTTCAGTATTAAAAGTAGACAACATCCAGAACTCCTCTGGGACTAGTGCGATTAGCATTGATAGCACTGGACATATTCTTACACCTCAAGTTCCTTATTTTTATTTTAGAGGATATGCTGGT